TTGTAAACAATCCACTCTGTATGTGGATTATCCCGTACGAACAGTACGACACGGTTGTGACAGACATCATCGCTTCTTACGCCTATGAAGGCAAGCTTTATTACAAGGACGTCTAAAACAAATTCACACGGACTTCGTGGCCAACGTAGCGGCGCCGAATCGCCGCCATCTCCTCCGCATCCGCACCCACCCCATCAAAAATATCTGCCCTGTTGTGGCAGAAAATCTTCTTCGTGTTCTTCGGTATCGGCGCAATGTCGTACCGTGCATGAATCGAACGATCATCGTTGATATCCAATAAATGAATGATTGCACCCGGGTGCAAATGCTTGAAACTCATGTCATCAAACACCAACCCATCATGCTGATCCTCATCAAACATCTTAAGCATGTCAATGTGGCTCACAAGCATAGGCGTCTTGAAGTGCCCAAGGGCCCATTGGGTCTTCCCACTCCCAGCCTTCCCCCAAACCAAGTGGGACGTAGTCCAGTCGGTAATCGGTGGCATCACCGTGCTCGACAAAGGAAACGAAGCCGTCGAGTGCGTTTTCACCGCTTGGGCTTTCCAAAAGTTCTCGAAGAAAAGCACTTTGCTCGAGATCACTTTCAGATGTGGGCCAATAGCATACATCATCTTCTTGCTCTTGCACCCCTTCACAAACTCACACGCTTCAGCGAACTCCTCATCTTTAGTCTTAGTTACGGTGATCTCACCGTAGACGTCAGCGTCCTCTTTGTCAACATATTTGACTTGGTTACGCCAGTGCTCCACAGTCTTAGGCACCGATATGTTAGGATGGTGCCCCTCAAAATCAAGGAAGGCAGCGTTTTTAATGTCAGCCTTCTTAGGACACTCAACGCAGCAGTGCGTATGAATATTACCATCAGCATGATGCTCATGACAAATCTTGACGTTAACCTCCATCTTAAGCTTACGGTTAAGAAAATTATGCAACTCAGGCTTCCCTGCCTGGAATTGTGGGTAAGTTAAAAAGAACTTACGTGCTTGCATCCTAAATGCCATGGTCGTGGCAATCCACCAGAACCCCAGACTATATATAGACATTCAATAAAGGGGTGACCCCCTTTTAGGGAAAAAGGGGCGAACAGCTAAAAGGGGGCGGAGCCCCCCTCCTAAACACCGCTACGAGGCAAACGCCGGAGGCGGGCCGAGCTTCCGTGGGTAACGTGGACGTCGGGCTCTGAGGTGGGAGCATTTTTGTAATGCCGCCCCACGCAGTGGGCAATACTTAGTGGTACCGAGATTGGTACTAGACTCGGACCAACCTTTTAATCTTTGGAGGAATAGAGGAAAGTCCCCTATAATATTAAGGGACTTTCAGCCTGCCCAAAATGTCTCAGCCTCACCATGGCTTACAAACGGAAATTCAGCAAGCGTCGCTTCAAGAAGAGTCGTCGTGGGAGATCCACTCGTCGGGGTCCTCGAACTTTCAAAGCTCGTGTTACTCAAGTTCTGATGAAGAAAGTGGAAACGAAGACCTATCACTTTGCGGACGAGAACATACAAGTGAATCACAATCTCGGAAGAAACTCAGGCTCGCTACTGATTGTGAAGATGGCAACTGACGCCATTCTATTCAATATCTGGGCCGATATCCCTCGCGGTCCGGCCTCATTCCAACGTATCGGAGATCGTATCACTCCTCGTGGTATGGCACTCAAGATCTACTTAGCAGCTAAAGAGGATCGTCCAAATACAATGATTCGTATCATCATCGCTCGTGTGCCCAAGGCAATCAACGGGGTGGCTACACTCGTGGACAACGTTCAACCATTTGAGACTACTCTTCAGCTCGGAAACAACGGAAACAAAATGCTCATGAACGCGGACAAGGATCGCGGAATCAAATTCCTCTATGATCGTATTCATAGATTCGGTTCTCAAGGAACCTCCAAGACTAATGGTACGGGTAACCCCGAAAAGGAGCTCACCAAAATAGTCAAGCTCTGGATTAAATCCAAGAAATCAAGGGACATCATCTACGACTCCACCGGATCGGCCCAGATTGTAAACAATCCACTCTGTATGTGGATTATCCCGTACGAACAGTACGACACGGTTGTGACAGACATCATCGCTTCTTACGCCTATGAAGGCAAGCTTTATTACAAGGACGTCTAAAACAA